AAGTCCCAGAGAAGTATTCCTACAGTAAGGTAGAAGGCATCTACCAAGAACTTCGTGATGAGCGGAGTGAGTGGGAAGCTGAAGCCCGCCAGATCAGTGAGTGGATACTCCCTGGGCGCGGTATCTATCAGACCTATACCAAGCCTCGTAAGCGCAAGTTAACTTCGACTCGAGTAATCAATACCATAGCTGAAGATGCGCTGTACGTATTGACTTCAGGTATTCATGGTCGTTTGACCTCTCCGGCCATGCCGTGGTTCAAACTCACTTGGCCAAGCGCTGAGCTTAAGCAGATGGATATGCTAGTGGCTTGGCTACAACAAGCTGAGATTATTCTGCAAGCTGGACTGCATGCTAGTAACTTCTATTCCATGATTCATAGTTTCTATGTGGAATATGCTGGCTTTGGTACAGGCTCCTTTTTCATAGGTGAAGATACTTATGACGATACTATACCTTTTCGATTTGAGTTACTTACTTTTGGTGAGTATGCATTCTCAACAGGGGCTGACGGCCTTACTGATATCTACTGCCGTACTATTTTCAAGAGTCCGCGACAGTTAGTCGAGCTTTTTCCTGATACAGCCAGCAAAGAGATGAAGAGCATTGTAGAGAATAACGAAGCTGGTGCTGATAAGATTGATCTGACTATCCTAGAGTTCATCGCTAAAGATGATTCATTCCAGGATAAGAACTACATCAGGATCATTTACGAAGTGACTGGGACTGGTCGAGGTTCCGATGGTCGCAATGGTCGAGCAACTCGTTTACAAGAAAGCCCTTTGTTGGTGGATGGGTTCTATGAGAATCCTTATCAGACAGGTAGGTGGCAAACTATAGGTTCAGATGAGTATGGCATAGGCCCCGGCGCTCGTGCTGTTCCTGATGTGAAGCGATTGCAAGAGATGGAGAAAGCTGGCTTACTGGCTACTCACAAATCTATCAATCCGCCATTGAATGCGCCTGCTCGAATGAAGGGTAAGCTCAACACTCTGCCTGGTGGTCACAACTATTACAGTAACCCTAACGAAACTGTCAACGAAGTCTATCAAGTACGGTATGACTTCCAGGGTGTTGGAGCTACTATCGAACGAGTAGAGCAGAGAATTCAACGTAACTTCTATAATGACGTGTTTCTCACTGCTAGCCGCGACCCAAATGCTAGTCCTTTAAAGGCTACGCAAGTAATTGCACAAGATCAAGAGGAAACTTTCCGCTTAGGTCCTGTAGTCACTCGTTTAGATTCAGAGGTTTTCCAGTCTACTATCCGCAGATGCTTTAATATCATGCATCGAAAAGGCTTGTTCCCTCCTTTGGACCCTCAGTTTGAAGAGTTGATAGCTAACTTAGAGATTAATCTCGTTAGTCCTATGGCTACTGCGCAGAATCAGGTTCGTGGTCAAGGCACTGACGCTTTCTTAGGGTTCTTAGCCCAAGCTGCCCAGTTTGATCAAGCTATTCTGGACAACATCAACCCAGATGCAGCGGCAAGACAGCGTGCTGAGATTGAAGGTGTTGATATAGGTATCCTACGCACGCAAGATGAAGTAGTAGAGATTAGAAAGAAACGAGCAGAGGCCGCTCAAGCCGAAAAAGCTAAGCAAGAACAAGCTGCGCAAGCTCAGGTAGGCTCGCAGGTGAATAACACTGATGCTCAGACACAGAAAACGCAAGCTGAAGCTGGCCAGATCTTAGCAGATACGCAACTGACTAGTAGAGAAGCAGGTTTAGGTCTCCAATGAAAGCACTTACTCGAGACCAGCAGAACCAGTTCAACATAACAGCGGCTCAGCGTGAAGCTCAGGCTGCTGCTGGTGCTCTCTCGATTAAGAATGTGCAGAAGTCACCTATGGTGGAGTTCTTGAGCGACACCAGAATAGAAGGTTGGCGCCCTTCAGAGTACATTCCGGCTACAGCTGTTATGACTGAGTTTCCTGATGGCACTGAGCGAATGTATAACAAGAGTGGAGTGACTGTCGGCAATGGAGCTGACGTCGGTCAAACTAGCCGTAAAGAAATGCTCGACGCAGGAGTCTTACCCTACATAGTGGATAAGCTACAAGTACATGGCGCTGTGGGCAGTAAAGATCAAGCTGCAATTATGGCTCTTGGTAATTTAGAGCGCTCTTCTCAATCTCTTACACTAGATGAAGTAACTCATATCTCTAATAAAATGACTGCTGCTTCCACAGAAGGTTTACGGAATCGCATGCCAGCAGGTCGCTGGGACGAAATGAATGACGCTGAGCAAGGTGCAGTTACTTCATTGAGGCATCTTTATGGACCTTCATTTTATGGTCATAAAGCTTTCACTCAAGCTGTAAAAGGAGATTGGAAAGGCTTATATAATAACATGCAAAACTATTCTACTAAAACTACTTTGCATGATGGACGCAATCGCTATGTCGCTGATACACTGAGACCTTCTATGGAAGCTCAAACACTCGCTGAAGCTCAGCAGTTGGTTGAAAAATGAGTGAGAATGAATTTGAAGTGAAGTTAGCCAATGTGCGAGAGTTAATGAGCTCGCGCGTAGGTAAAGAGTTGATGTGGGAAATTCTCTCATATTGTGACCTTTACACTACAGGAGCTAACAAGTTCCAAGCAGGAAAGCGCCAAGTGGGGTTAGACATACTGCAACTATTAGAAGATGCCGACCCAGAAATTTACCCTAAACTATTATTAGCGAATATTAAAAATGACTGAAGAAACAACAACCACTGAGGTGGCTACAACCGAACCTGAGACTACTGATGTAACCGCTGCAGCAGCTACTTCACCTACTGAACCGCAAGCAGATCAAGAGACTTCAGTAGCCTCAGAACAACCAGAAGCGCAACCCGAGCAAGAAGCCAAGACTACTGACGATGCTAAGCCTGCTGAATCCGCGAAAGCTGTTTCAGAAGATCAGCCAGCAGATCGCATAGTTCCTGAGGTTTCAGATTACGTGTTGCCTGAAGGCATGCCTGATGTATTAGCGCAATTTGCTAAAGACGCAGACATGACCCAAGAGCAGTTAGATAAAACGCTCGATCAATATGGAAGGATCACTGAAGGAGCTGAGCAGTTTAGAAAAGCTGAGCTATTCAAGAATGGTCAAGCGCATACTGAGTCTTGGGGTAAACAGAAAGACTACAATCTTTCTTTAGTGCGACGAGCTTTGTCACAGAATGATCCTGACGGCAAACTCAAAAATATGTTGGAAGAGTCCGGTTACGGTAATCATCCAGCAGTCTTAGACTTCTTCTTAACCATTGGTAACTCAATGAAGGAAGGGGGCTTTTTGAAAGGGGCGAATAACACCCAGTCGAAGTCAGGCTTATCAGCTGCACAGTCGATGTTTGGCGCTAATCACCCTAGTAATAACTAACTTAAAGAGGCTTTAAAATGGCTGGTCCATATGTTTCATACGGTGTAGGAGAACTACCTAATCTTGTAAATGTCACAAAGCGAATGGATCCTGACGGTTCCGTAGCTAAGGTCGCGGAACTGCTTGAGCAGACTAACCCGATCATTCAAGACATTCCACTGATCGAAGGTAATCTGCCAACAGGTCACCGAACAACAATCCGAGCAGATATTCCTGCACCTACTTGGCGCAAGTTGAACTATGGTGTTCGTCCTACCAAATCAGAGACTGCGCAAGTCGATGACACCATTGGTATGATGGAAGCTTATAGTGAGATTGATAAAGATCTGGCTATGCTCAACGGTAACACTGCTGAATTCCGCATGTCTGAGGATATTCCTCACATCGAAGGTATGTCAAATGCAATGGCACAGACTATCTTCTACGGTGATACAGCAACTAACCCGGAGCGTTTCTTAGGTCTGTCTCCTCGCTATGACACGCTTGACTTGTCAGACAAGCCTGACGCGGTAACGCCTTCAGCACATCTGCCGAACGTAATTGATGCAGGCGGTACAGGCGCTAACCTGACTTCCTTGTGGTATATTGTTTGGGGTGAGTCTACTGTACACGGTATCTATCCTAAAGGTTCACAGGCTGGTTTGATGTCTGAAGATCTGGGTGAACTCACTTTGCAGGACAATGATGGTGGACGCTTCCAAGGCTTCCGTTCGCATTACCAGTGGAAGATGGGCATCTCAGTGCGTGATTGGCGCTTTATTAGTCGTGTTGCTAATATCAATCTGAATGATCTTGCAGATCCGACTAACATCCGTCAGATCTACCACGATATGATTAAAGCCATGCATGCTGTACCTTCTTCAGGGCGAAATCGTGGCACCTTTTACTGCTCAGCCGCAGTGGCCGCTATCCTGGACTTTAATGCCGTAGACAAAGATAATGCTTCATTAGGCGTTACTGAAATTTTTGGTGAAGAAGTTATGTCATTCCGTCGTCGACCCATTCGTGAGTGTGACGCCATTCTAGAGACAGAGACAGAAATCACATAAGAGGAGATTGACATGATCTTAGATAAAGAGTTAGAAATCGTAAGCGGTACAGCCATTGACTTAGGCCCTAAGAAGCCCGGTCCTGGTAAGCCGATCAAGTGCATTGCTCGTAAAGTGTCAGCAAATGTCACTATTACTACGGGAGCGGACAACTTGACACCGAATGGTGTACTGACCGTAACCTGTGGTGGCGCGGAGTTAGTCGAGTTTGAGTTGCCTTCTAACATCGAGCAATTCGTGAATTTCACATTTGCTGATGGCAATGTCGAAATCGTACTTGCAGGTAATCAAACCAACACCTAACGGAGAGCAGGGGTTAATAGCCCCTGCTATTTACTATGAAAGCAGTATGTATCCAAACTTGCCAGATTCGTAATGACTCTGGTCAAATTGTGACTTGCGAGCAACGAAAGGTCTATGATCTTGAGGAGAGCAATGCCGACAATAAGAATTTTAAACCTTTAGAAGATTCTAAGGGAGAGCAGCTTGACGTTGAGATTGACTTTATTAAAGCCTCTCAAGAAGAACTAACCAATACGAAGTGGGCATTTAAAGATGCTAAAGACGCTATGAAGGCCAGTTATGACCAAGTTCTTAAGAAAGCTAGTCGTGAAGAAGTGATCGAGCAGATCATGGACATCCGGTATCGCTCTGTGAATAACTTGAATGAAGCTTCAGTAGGCTAATCTAATGGCCCTTTCAGACATAGATATTTGTAACGTGGCTTTATACGCTGTGGGTGCAAAAGCTATCCAGTCTTTCTCTGAGGACAGTAAAAGCTCTCGTGCTTGTCAAGCCTTTTATGGCTTAACGAGGGACCTTTTACTTGAGGAGTTTGACTGGAACTTTGCACGCAAGTTCAAAGCGCTCACTGTTATTGATCTTCCAACTGAAGAAAAGCCTGAAATTCGTTTCGCTTATCAGCTGCCCGCTGACTGCGTCTCGCCTAGGAAGCTCTGGCCTTATCTGCAGCGAGACTATTGGGAAGTGCTAGGTGATAAGCTTTACTGTAATAGAGAAGAAGATGTTAGTTTATATTACACTTCCGCTATCACGAACTCCCAGTTGTTTTCTGTAGCTTTTGCAAATACCTTAGCAGGCGCGCTTGCCACTAAGCTGGCTTCAATAGTCGCTCAAGATAAAGCTCTGGCAAAGAGTCTCTATGAAGTGCATTTATTAGAGAAAACTGCGGCCTTCGCCATGGATGCTAACGCTAACAATAGTTATCGCGGCTATGACGAGTCTCCTGAAGCCGACTCCTTTGTAAATCCAGACTTGCAAAATTACGTAAATGGCTATTAGTCGACTCAAGTATTCGTTTTCTGCAGGGGAGCTCTCTCCCCTCATGGAGTCTCGCTTTGACTTCAAGCGTTTCAATAATGGTTGCTACAAGCTGCACAATATGGTGGTCACAACCCAGGGGCCTGTCACTCGTCGTCCTGGTACAGAGTTTGTTGCAGACATGGCTGATCTAGATCAAGACCCTAATAAGCTTGAAGTACGATTCACGCCTTTTATTTTTAATGAACTTCAATCTTATATGCTAGTTTGGTTCTACACTTCTGTAGGTCCTACTGTAGCTTTCCTATTTGATCAAGCGTTCACTACCACTGACTCCCCTGCTTTTGTTGATGAGCAGCCTTATACAAGCTATCAGTTTCCAGTCAGCTTCACTGGAGCTGGTTTAGGTCAGCATCCTCTGGATGATTACGTGGTTAGTCTACGAGACAACACGGGTGCGCTATTTGCTATTTCACCTTCTCAATATTTTTTAGAGCAATTTAATGCAACTGACGTAGCTATCACTCTTCTGAACGACACCTATGATAGCTTTGTAGACAGTATGCAGCTTGAAGTGATCGATGCTGTGCAAATACCTTATACAGTAGCTTTGCCAACTGGCTTTGACATTGCAGCTTTTGATTGGGCGCAGTCTGCGGACGTACTCTTTATAGCTCAGCCTAACTTAGCCCCGCAATTGCTCGCGCGCTCCGATCACATAGATTGGAATATTTCCACTCAGCCCGTAATTGACCCTGGTAATGACGGTGATCCTGATGTTTGGGATGACATGAAAGGTTGGCCTCGTACGGTAACTTTCCACCAGCAGAGACTGATTTACGCCGGGACTAAGACCTACCGACAGAAAGTCTGGTGTAGTGAAGCTGGCAACTTTGATAATTTTAAGATCATACCAGACGACCCTCTCTCTACGGCAGCTCCTATTGCTTTCCAGATGGATTCAGGTACGCAGAATCAGATACAATGGCTCACCTCGCTCAAGACACTGAATGTGGGTACTTTAGGAGATGAGTGGACAGTCACCGGAACGAACCGCGACGCTCTAGTGCCGGGCGGCGTTACTACTAAGCGTCAGACTAATTTAGGTTCAGAGCGTATTAATCCTCTTATCATTGGTATCACTTTGCTTTTCTTAGAAAGGTTTGGTAAGACTATCAATGAGTTTGTATACGATTTCAATACAGACAGTTACAAGACTTCTGATGTATCTATTCTGTCTAAGCATTTGACGGAGATACAAAAGATAACTGACTGGGCTTATCAGCAAGTACCAGACTCTATCGTTTGGGCTATCAGAGATGACGGTGCCTTGCTAGGTGTCACTTATCAAAGGCAGCATGAGATAATTGGTTGGCACGTACATACTACTCCCGGTTATACTGACCCGATCTTAGGTTTTCAATATAGCCAGTTTACTGCCGTGGGGGCGATCCCGGGTTCTTTAAGAGAAGATGAAGTGTACCTAGCAGCTTCTCGCTCTAATGGTCTTAAACGAAGTGTTTACATTGAAAGATTAAGTGGGAAGTTTCGTGGCACTCAAGCTAGCGACGGTCACTTTTTAGATAACCATGTGCACCGTTCTTTGCCAGCTGGTACAGCGGGTTTATATCTGTTTACCGGGTTAACTAACTTCGCTAATATGACTATAGGTGTCATTGCCGATGGTAAATATCTCGGTGAAACTTTCGTAGACAACGATGGTGAGACTTTAATGACGCTCAATGGCGAGCGTAATTTCTTATTCGGAATCGAGTATGTGTCTGAAGTTTGGCCCACAGTTAAAGATGAAGCAACTAAAGAAGGCTCGATGTCTGGTAAGATGCAACGTATCACTAATCTAGCCATTGACCTGTATAATTCGAGTAGTTTTACTTGTGGCAGATGGTCACGTGAAACAGGTGAGGTGGAAGAAGCAGTGGATTTAACACAAGATCGTGATGATCCAAGTTTGCAGATTCCTCTGTATTCTGGTATCTATCACTATGAATTTCCTGAAGGTTTTGACAGAGAATCTAATTATTTTATTCGTCAAAGTAAGCCTTATCCTCTGACGATTCGATCAGTCACTGACACGGTAGAGGTAACTCGATGACTTCAGCAGCTAGTTCAGGCATCATTTCAGGCGCTGCTTCTGGAGCTGCCACAGGCGCATACTTCGGGCCTATCGGAGCGGCTGCTGGTGGTATCATAGGCGGAGTTGCTGGTTGGATTTCAGGTAGTTCTGCGGATGCTCAATTTAGCAATCAATTAGCTTGGGCTGAATATAATCGACAGTCAGAATACAACACTACTGTAAGAAACATAGAAACTAGCTTAGCTATTGCTGGTTTGAATGCAGCGCTTTCTAAGCAAGCCGCTAGCTACAACGCTGGCGTTGTTCTCGACGCAGCCGTCTATAATGCAGAGATGATCGCGCAGACCACTGCATATAATGAAGAGCTGTTAGACAATGAGCTCACTCGAGTTTGGCAGAATCTTGATTTAGACATACAGCAGATTGAGATGTTCCGAGCGCGCGAACGTGGCAACATGGTGGTTGATCAAGCTGCCTCAGGAACGACCATTGGTCAAGACTCTAATGCCATAGCTATCATAGATCAGCAGACTCAAGAATCAATGGACGTAGTGGTCACCGAGTTCGGCGCCGATAGACAAGCCGCTAATATAAACAATCAGTTAGCGCAAGGCAGATGGCAAGGTGAAGTCGCCATCCAGCAAACTATGTGGGAAGGTCAGGTTCAAGCTAATTCAATTATCTATAATTCAAACGTGCAAGCTCAAGGCGCGCTAGCTAGTGCAGTTCTTCAAGCCGATGCAGGCATGTATTCAGCTAAACAAGCTTTTGTAACTGGTGGGTATAATCAACAACAAGCTAAATCTCAGTTCAGCTCTCAGCAGGATCAAGCTATGATTTCAGGTTTATTCAGCGCCGCCTCTACTTACGGAGCCGGTGTTTACGCTCGTAAGGTTCCTGGCGCCTTGACTAGCGCTGGTAAGTATACCACTAGTTTAGGCAGGTCTACTGGCGGTGCAGGTTTCTCAGCTCCAGCTTCTTCACCTTGGGGCTCTATGGCAGGCGTTACAACTGGAGGCGGAGCAGGCTCGTCGCTGCTCACTAAGTAATGGCTGACTTCACTCTAGCAACAAAGCAGTTAGCCAATCCTGGATCAGCCGGTGGTCTTAAAGCTGACCTTATAAACGGCTCAGTAGGTGCTAATCGAAGAGCCCCACAGATTGCAGCCAATGCAGGGCAGGTGCAATTCACTCCGGCCAACATACCGAAGACTGTTGAGAATGTCACAGCTAAAGCTACTGCTAATTTTATGGGTACCATGGCTGAAGCCTCTTTCAAGTACCAGGAAAGGGAAAGTTCGTACTTCGCTAAAGTTGCTATTGATGAATACCAGCGACGCTTGTTTGAGCGCTTCAATGGTTATACTGATGATAACGGCACTTATGTTCAAGGCTACAATAGTTATGAGGGTTCTGAATCTCTAGCTAAATACGGAGATTTTGATGATGGCATTGAAGGTGACTTCTATGACGTCTTAGAGAACTTAGCGCCGAATGTTCAACAGAAAGCTATCTTTCAGATGAACACGGTCAAGGCGAACATAAGGAATCAAGCTGCCGCTAAACGTCTCGAAGCTTTTCAAGCAATAGAAGAGCAAGACAAATACCGTACCTTACAGAATATCACAGGGCGTATTGAGTACACTCCAGAGAATCTGTTTAAGAAAGATTCAGCTGGCATGTCTCTACAAGATTACGCTAGGAACGAGTTTGATAGCGATGAAGAATACAATGTTTGGTTCGGTGAGACGCTCTCACGCGTTACTGAGAATAAGTACTGGGACGAGCATAAGAAAGTCATGGACAGTACAGGCAGCAAAGAGCAAGCCTCTATTGCAGCTTACAGAGTTGCTCGCGACTACGCTACTAACGTAGCCAGCCCTGCCCTACAAGGTAAGAGTTTGGAGTGGGAAAATAAGATAGCCAGTCGATTGAATACATTGCAGAATTCAGCTATCTCAGCTAGAGCCGACCTAGCTAGAATAGGCCAAGACGCTGATGAAGCTGCACAGGATGCTCTGGTTCTTAGTGAACTCGAGTGGGTACGCCAAGAGGAAATCCGGGTGCGTGAAGGCGGAACTCCTGTCGACCGGCAGACGTTCTTAGATAACACACTCAATCTGCCAGACTCTAGTTACAATGTTTGGCAGAAGAAGTTATATGGCGTTTCTTCTGAAAGAGGTAACTCTACCGCCGAAGTAACTTTATTAAATTTAGCTTCGTCTAATTCATTGACAGATGAGCAATTAATTGCCGCTAAGTATAATCCTAACGTCAGTTCGACCATCTGGAATCTAGCAGAACGCAGACAATTTGAAGCTGCTAAATCTGAAAAAGCTACCGTGCTCAAAGACATGCAAGAGCATGTGAAAACTACTCTAGTGGAAGGCGCGCTCGATAAGACCCTGAACTCTTTGTTAAGCGGCACCTCTGAAGAGCAAGAGAAAGCTAAGAACTTCAACGATGCTTCACTTATGGGCAGAAGCTGCATCAATTCAGGCGGAGGCTTAGATAAATGTAAAGCTAAGGTGGATCTTTATTATAGCACTCTTCCGGACAGCTCTCCCGTGTCCATAG